CTGCGATCCAAGGCGGGTTTGCCGTTTTCGCGCTGGCCTTGCTTGGCGTCAACGTATGGCTCATTAAACAGCTTCTGCGGGTGCTGGCCGACACCAATCGGGTAATCGCGGGCAACACCAGGGCGATTGAATCAGTCGCCGGCGTCTCCCACGACAGCAAGCAATTGATCGAGCAACTCCGTAACGAATTGCTGAAGCGGCCCTGTTTAATGGAGGCAAGTAACAAGCGTCATCAAGACCCAATGGACGCAAAGACTCCATGACAACGGAGGCCATGCCATGCTGCCTACCCTGAAGTTGTTGGCTGAGGCAGTAGTCGGCGAATTGAACCAGGGCGAATGGTCGCTGGATTTCGTGGCCCGGCACGCCTACCGGCTGCCGTTGGCTTGTGAACAGGTCAACAGCCTTACCGTTACAGTGACGCCGCACCGGCTGACCATAGAGTCCCAGCCTCACGGTCTGGACAAGAGCACCTATCAGATCGATTTGTTGATTCAATACAGATTGGAGAGCGAGTCGGCCGAGGAGATCGAGCTGCTGTTGGGGCTGGCGGAAGAACTGGCCCGCTATTTCCGGCTGCGGCGGCCGGCCGCCATGCCCGCGACGGTCTGCGTGAAGGTGGTAAACGAGCCGGTATACACACTGGAACAGCTAGAGGGGGCGCTTTGCTTTACCAGCGTTGTGGCTTTGACGTTCCAGACGATCCAGTAGGCGACGCCGGCAGCAAGCGGGAATGGTCACCGATCGACGACTATTGGCGGCCCTGGAGGCCAACGGCGGGCTGGTAACACTGACAGCTCGCCAGCTTGGGATCACGCCGCAGGCGATCCATCGCCGGGCGGCCCGCAAGCCCAAGATTCGCCAGGCCATCCTGGAGGCCCGCGAAGCGATGCTCGATGAGGCCGAGCAGCAGTTGCGGGCGGCGATCGGGCGTGGTGAACCGTGGGCTGTGTGCTTTGCACTCAAGACGATAGGGCGGTCGCGTGGCTACATCGAGCGGAGCGAGATGGTGCACACCACTGATGCGGCAATGTCGCAACTGACTGATGAGGAACTTGAAGCCGCAATCCGGCGTGTCGCTGCCAGCACTGCTGCCGGTAGCAACGGAGTTAGCCCGTAGACGCTTCCGTGCGTTTGTGCACTTGCTCGGGCAGTATCAAGAGAATTGGCATCATCGGCTATTGATCGATCGGCTCCAGCAGCTGTCCGAAGGACGCATCCAGCGGCTCATCGTATCGATGCCTCCGCAGCACGGCAAGTCAGAACTGGTTTGCCGCCGCTGGCCGGCTTGGCTGCTGGGCCGTCAGCCGACGCTGAAACTGATCCTTTGCACGCACACGGCCACGCTGGCCGAAGCCCACAGTCGGCAGGTGCAGCGGCTGCTCGATTCGCCACTGTACCGGATGGTATTTCCGCAGGTGCAATTGCCCGGCGGACGGGGACAGCCAGGCCGCTACAAGCGAACCGACGAGTTCTGGGAATTGCCGCAGGGCGGCTACCTGCGGGCGGCAGGCGTGGGCGGGGCGATCACCGGGCTGCGGTTCGACATCGGCATCATCGACGATCCGGTCAAAAGCTGGCAGGAAGCGGAAAGCCCGGCGATGCGTGAGGCCGTCTGGCAGTGGTACACCCACGATTTCCTGACCCGCCGCAGCCGCGACGCCCGCATCGTGGTGGTGATGACCCGCTGGCACCGCGACGACCTGGTGGGCCGCCTGCTCCGCCAGCAGGCCGACCAGTGGGAAGTGGTCCAGCTTCCGGCACTGCTCGAATCGGCCAACAAGCATCCTGAAGACCCACGCTCTGAATGCGAAGCCCTGTGGCCCGATTTCCTCAGTGCCGAACAACTCCAGCAGCAGCGTCGCAACGACCCGCGTGCCTTTGCCGCCCTGTACCAGCAGGAGCCCAGCGAGGCCGGCGGCGTCGAATGGCCCGACTCCTACTTCGGCGACTGGCTCTGGCTTGATGAAGCCCGCTGGCCGCCGGTGGTAGATCGCTGGGTCATGGCCATAGACCCCAGTCGAGGCCGCACCGATGCCCCGGGCGACTATGCGGCCATCGTGCTGCTGGGCCACAGCCGCGACAAGGCCCTGATGTATGTCGAGGCCGATCTGGCAGTACGTACCCCAGAGGCCACCATCCGTCGGGCGCTCGAATTGTGGGACCAATATCGGCCATTGTGGATTGCCATCGAGTCCAACCAGTTTCATGGGCTGCTGGAGCGGGACTTTCAGCGGGAGGCGATCAGTCGGCTGGGAATGCGACTGCCGATCTGGCCGATCCTGAACACCGAACCGAAGCTGCTGCGGATTCGGCGGATCGGCCCACTGCTGGCCAACCGCGAGCTGCGATTTCGACAGCAATCGCCGGGCTGCCAATTGCTCGTCGATCAGTTGCGGGACTTTCCGCTGGCGGCCCACGACGACGGCCCGGATGCCTTGGAGATGGCACTGCGAATCCTGACGGCCACCGCCGTGCTGACGCCGGAGCGGGCGGCGGTGCGTTTTGCCCCTCCGGAAAGCGTTCCACTGCACTGAAAGGACGAGCGATGAAAATCAGCGACATGTTTCGGCGGGCCGACGACGCCTTTCGTCGAGGAGTGATCGAGGTCTTGGCCCAGGAATTGATGCGGGAAGTCCAGCGTGGCGGGGCCAAGCCAGGGCATCTTGCTATGCGGGTCCTTCGCAGCCTGGGCGGCGAGTTCTGGCCGGTGCGGCGACAGGCACCCCGCGAACTGGTTGACCTTCTGGGGCAACTGTGGGACTTGCTGGCGTCCTACAGCCAGCCGGAACGACAGCCGCTAGCCAAAGCCGCCGAAATCGAAGAGCAGCTCCGCCGGCAACGTGGAGCTAAGACGCCGCAGATCGGCCAGGTGCAAGTGCCGATGACCGAAGGGCTCCAGCAACTTCCGCCCGATCATCCGCTGGTCACTGGCGACATGGTGCCAGTCGATAGCTCCAACGTCCACTCGGTCGGTTACGACCTGGAGCATCATCTGCTGTATGTGCGGTATCTGGATACCGCCGGTCGGGCAGGCCCGCTGTACGGCTACCACGATGTCCGCCCGGAAGAGTTCCTGAATTTGCTCGATGCCCCATCCAAAGGCACTTGGGTGTGGGACAACCTGCGGGAACGCGGCACGGTGGCCGGCTACCGCAAGCCCTACTTCCTGGCCGGCGTCACCCGCGGTTATGTCCCCCGCCATGCCGTGCTGGCCCGCGTAGGCGGCCAGTTGGCCGAGGTCTTCCGGCCCCGGACTTCTTTTGTGGGCGGACGGTGGCGGGAGTCGCGTAAGCCCCTGCGGGTGGTGCGGGTGCTCCAGGCGGTCAAACCGCCGCGGGCTGCTATGCGACAGGCCAGTTGAGCCGCTGAAGTGTCCCCTGTTTTGCAAGGGCGGTTGTTAGAATCGCACGTGATATGGTGGCATTCTCACAACTGGCCAAAGTGACTGAATTTCCTGAAGACCGCTTCCTCAACGTCGAGGGTGTGCCTGTCTTCGTGGCTCACAGCACGCAATTGTCGGATGGGCGAGAGGTCAGTTTCGGACGCGAAGAGCTGGCGGCGATTTGCGAAAACTGCAATCGCCGAATCCGGGAAACCGGGGACTACGCAGTCGTCACGCTTGGTCACACACCCCGGCCTGGAGAAGACCAGCCGATGCCGGAGGTAGTGGGGTTCGCCGGCCCGTTCCGCTTGGGCGAGTTCGCAGGCAAGCCAGCGATCCTGGCCGACTTCCACATCTTCAAAGAACACGAGGATGTCTTGAAACGGTATCCGCGCCGCAGCCCAGAGTTCCGGCTGGCCGAAGAACTGCGGCAGGTACATCTCGATCCGATTGCCCTGCTGGGAGCAGAGCCGCCGCGGTTGGATATGGGGCTGACGCTGCTTTACAGCGGCACCGAAGACGGGCTGCCGGTGGAGCGGTATGCCTTTGCGATGCCCAGCGGCAGCAACACGTTTGTTCCGGAGGTGATTTCCAAACGGTCCAAGAAGGAGGAATACGCGATGAATGAGGAACAACTAAAAGCCATCATCGAGGCGCTGGAGAAACTGGATTGGGTCCAGTGGATCAAGCGCAAGATGGCCGAGGAGGCGGCTACCGGGCAGCCGCCGCCGGAACCCGCCAACGAGCAATTGGCGGGGCAGCCTTCCGACAAGATCGACCCGGAGAAGGCCAAACAAATCCTGGAGGACGCCGAAGTGCACGGCAAACCACTTACTGAAGACCAGCGGAAGATGTTCGGGGCGGCGGCCAGTCGGGAACGTGACGCCGATACGGCGATGCGGGAACGTTACCGCCAACTCGAACAGCAGCTTGAACGGCAGAAGACCGAGGTGGAGGCCCTCCGGAAGCTGCTGGAAGAGGAACGGGCCGATCGTGTCAACGCCGAACGCTATTCGCAGTTGATGGCCCTGCGGCAGGTCTACGCCTTTGATCTGGACAAAGAGGCCGACCGCTGTCGCTACAGCCGGATGAACGACGAGCAGTTCCGCGATCACCTCCAGTTGATCCGCGAGAATTATCGACGCATCCCGGTCGGGGAGCGATTGCCGCCCCTGGGACAGGCGGTCGATCCGGACAGTCAGCGTGAGCGGTACTCGGAAGACGTTCGCCGCAAGGCCCTCCAGATCGCCCTGCGGCGACGCGAGGCCGGCGAAGCGGTCGATTTCGAGTCGCTCCTGGAACAGGTCCAAAAAGGACAGGTCAATTGAAGGAGGTTGATACGCATGGCGATTCTTAACTTCGTAGCCGGCGGCACGATTCATCCGTGCCGATTTGTGAAACTCACCGGGGCCAACCAGATTGGGCAGGCCACCGGAGCCACGGACGTGCCGATTGGTGTCTCCTACGAGGGCACACGCTCTTTTCCGTCGCAGGAAAGCACTCCTCCGGCGGCAACCACAAACGATCCGCTTGCCGTCTACTCTGTAGGCGAACAGTGTTTAGTGGAAGCAGGCGGCACTATCACAGTCGGCGATTTGTTGGAGTCGGACAGCAGTGGAAAGGCTGTGGCCATTGGGACTACTGGTACCCGGCACTACGCGGCTTTGGCCCTGGAAAGTGGCGTCGCCGGCGAGCGCATCCGTTGCCTTGTGCTGCCGCCTGTCAGGGTAAAGCTGAGCTAATCTGACGCAAATAAGGAGAGATGAACGATGCCAGTTGCACTTCCTGGAATGTCCAACACCTATGTCCCGGTCGCCCTGGCCGGTGATAAGCTGCTGGTGGATTTCGCCCGGGACCCAAAACGTTTCAAGGTCTCGCGATACACCCAGGTGATCCCGGTTGAGCGAGACACGGGCTACTACCTTTACATCTCCCCGGAAGAGGCCGGGCGGATCGTTAACTCGGATGTCAGACGCTTCGTCTGGTACGACGGCGGCGACGCACCACGCCAGCACGCGGGCACGCAAGAGTTCGAGTTCCGCACCTACCGCACCACCCGCTACGCGTACGAGTTCACGCTCGGCTACAAGGCAGTGGAGCAGGCCACCTGGGACATCCTGGCCCGCCATGCAGCGGCGAAGGCCCAATTGGCGATGACCGTCCGCACGCAACGGGTAGCCGACGTGCTGTTCGACAGCACGAACTATCCGAGCGGGAACGTCATCAACGTCAACAGCGTTTACGGCGGCGGGTGGAATACCAGCGACCTGACCAGCAAGCGAATCCTGAGGTCGCTGAACGACGCCGCCGACAAAATCCTCGACGGCACCCTGGGCATGGTCACCAAAGACGACCTGGTACTGGTCATGGGCACCGGCGTGGCCAAGGCCATCGCCCAGGCCACCGAGATTCTGGAACTGCTGAAGTTCCAGGCAGGTTGGGACTGGGTGCAAGGGGCCACCAAGCGGACCAACGTCAGCTACGGCGTGCCCGAGCAACTCTACGGTTTCGATGTGGTGGTCGATGAAACCCGGAAGGTCACCACGGCCAAGAATGCCAGCAGTACCACGATTGCAAGCGTGCTGCCGGCCGACAAAGCGGTCTTGCTGGCCCGGCCGGGCGGGATGGAGGGCACGCCTGGCGTGATCAATTTCGCCGCCTGCTGC